ATGAAATTGAAAGCGCCTCCGGGCGTCGGCGATCCGTGTGTGGCCGGTGTTGCGATTGCGCCGCGCGACGGGCTCTACGAAGTGGAGGTCGAGATCGGCGCGCTTTTGATCGAGTGCTTCGGCTTTGTCGAGGCCGAGGCGCCGGCGAAGCCGCGTGTCGCGAGCGCGTCCGCGCTGCGGCGTGCGCAGCCGGCGGCCAAAAAGTCCTAAGCGGAGAATTGCCAATGGCCGCGTCAGATCTTGCCGCGCTTGCCGATGTGAAAACCTGGCTGTCGGGCTCGAGCGGCATCGGCTCGTCCGACGATGCGCTCTTGGCGCGGCTTATCACCGATGTCAGCGGCGCGATCGCGGCCTATCTCGGCCGGCCGTCGCTCACCCCGCGCGCCTTCGTCGAACGGCTCGACGGCGACGGCAAAGCGCGCCTTTATCTGCGCCGCTATCCGGCGCTCGAAATCAGCTCGCTCGTGATCGACAACTGCGCCGTGGCAGCGGCACCCGCACCGGCTGCTGGTGCGGCGCACATCCACGGCTATCTGCTCGAACCCTGGGACGGCCTGCCGCCGGGGCGGCCGCAGGCGCTCGACCTGTTCGGCGCAGTCTATCGCCCGGGCCGGCAGAACGTGGTCGTCGGCTACAGTGCCGGCTATGCCGTGACCGGGGAAAGCGCAACGGTCCCCACCGCACCCGGCCCCTATAATGTCACGGCCGCGGCGCCGTTCGGGCCGTGGGCCAGCGATTCCGGCGTCACTTATGCCAGTGGCGCCGCGCTGACCGCGGTGACCGGCGCGCCCGCTACGGGCCAATATAATGTATCGAGCGGCGTCTATACGTTCGCGGCGGCGGATGCCGGCGCCGGCGTGCTCATCTCCTACAGCTTCATTCCGGCCGCGATCAACAATGCCTGCATCGAATGGGTGGCCGAGCGCTACCGCTACCGCACCCGCGTCGGCCAAAGCGCACAGACCGTGTCCGGCCAGATGACCGCTTCGTACAGCCTCAAGGACATTCCGGATTTCATCCGCGCCTCGCTCGATCCCTATCGCAGCGTGGTGGGGTCCTGATGCTCCAGCTCTCTCTGCTCGACAGCTATAGCGCGACGCTTGCGGCGATGCCCGAGCGCGTACGCGACGCGCTGTCAAGCAAGGCCAACGCGCTTGCCGCCGACTTGCAAGCAAAAATCCAGCAAAAGCTTTCCGGCGCGGTCCTCAACCAAAAAAGCGGCGCCCTGGCGCGTTCGGTCGTCACCATGATCGATGACTCGTCGGAAAACATCTCTGTGAGCATCGCCACCGGCGACATCAAATATGCCGCGATCCACGAATTCGGCGGCGTCATCCCGCCGCATCAGATCGTGCCGGACAAAGCCAAGGCGCTCGCCTTCATCCTCGGCGGCAAGCAAGTCTTCGCGGCGCGCGTGAATCTGCCGGCAATCGCGATCCCGGAGTGCTCCTACATGCGCTCCTCGCTCGCCGAGATGGCGGATGAGATCAGCGACGGGCTGACTGAGGCGGTCGTAGAAGCGGCGCAATAACGAGTCGCTCGCGCCACGCTCGATCCTGTTCCAACCATTCAAATTACCCAGTTACTCAACGGAGCCTGATCGCAATGCTCGCGATGCCGGGATTACGCGGCTTTTCTCTTACAGCGAAGCGGGGAGCCCGTGGCGTGTCGTGCGATGCGGATGGGGTTTTTGTTGGCGATATTCCGCTCCTGCAGCGTCCCGGTACCGAGAGTCCGTTTTGGAGCGTTCGGCCGGTTGCGGAACTGAATAAAGAACTGACGATTCGCTACCGGCTTCCGATCGACATCACGTCGAAGGCGGGTGCCTTCGCCCTAATCGCGCACGCACTCAATCGCGGCGATTTCGCGATGGCGGCGATCGCCGCCGTGCAGATGCAATTTCCTAACCCGCCACCGCTCGCGAATGGCGTGGAACCCTCCGACGCAACGATGCGACGAGCTGTGGAGCTACACCGCAGCGGGTTACTCAAAGATTGGGATCCAGCGAAGCATCCACGCACTGGCACGCCTCCCAACCGCGCTTGGTTTGCTCCGGTCTCGCACTCCGAAGATCGGGACGTCCAAATCGCGATGGCACCCGACCACAATAATCCTTGGAAGATTTCTCCAGATTCCGAGAGTGGCGGCGGTGGTGTAGACGAAGATCTTTTTGGTGGTAAATTGCCGTACCAGCTTAAGCCTTACGTGCCCGGTGGCAAGACCTACGGAATTTTTCAGACGCCGACGGGCGAGATACCACTGGAAAGTGGATCGCAAGGTCCGGCAGCGGATATGCCGCCGGGAAGCCTCGGCTTCGACGGGGTCACCAAGTTGCATGTCGAAGGACAAGCAGCGGCGCTAATGTGGCAACTGGGGATCACGGATGGAACTCTCTCGATAAACAATCCCGAAATCTGCGAAAGCTGCATGAGCCTGCTTCCAAGGATGCTTCCACCTGGCGCAAACTTGAGAGTGATTCTTCCAAATGGTACGATCACGGAATTTAGGGGGATCCCTCGATGATTGTTCAGTATCGTAACAATCAGGATAAATCTGATCCGCAGAATGGTGCAATCTTTGCTGCAAGTACGACTCTCTCTGGTCTGCTTGACAATGTGCGAAGAAGGCGTCCCTTTATTGCCGAGCTTCGGGGGGATAATGGTTTCGAGCTCGTGATCGGGATTGGAGGCGATATCGGCTTTGTCGAGCATAGACGCATTGACGGTGATCTGCCCTACCTCATGGCCAGATCTGCCCACCCTCCGATGAAGACTGGTGACGTTGAGTTTCTGACAGCTAACACGCCGACACCGATCGTGGCGCGATACATTCTTAGCTTCGAGGAATTGAAGGAGATTGCGTCGCATTTTCTGGCAACCGGCGAGCGCAGCGACTCGGTGGCTTGGGAAGAGATTTGAAACTAGCTTCATAGCGCCTGAGTCTGTATTCGATCTCCGTGCCGCAGCACTCCTATATGTGCTCGCCGAGATGGCGGATGAGATCAGGAACGGAGTGAACGAGGCGGTAGCGGCGGGCGATGTGATTGACATATAGTACGTGAGAACTTCGGATGCGGTAGCTGCTGCTTTACTGCAATCGTGCCATGATCATCTTTTTTCGCAATTTCCAAGATGATCTCGATCCGAATAATGATCGCGCGATTTCAAGCGCTGATGAATTGATCGGGCTTCTTGAGCAAATGCGTGGCGCGAGCCCCGTGATCGCCGAATTTTGCGGGCCCGGCGATTTTGATATTCAAATCGGGATCGGTGGAGAATTCGGTTGCGTCCAGTACAGTCGAATGGATGGCAAACCGCCGTATCTGATGGCTGTATCCCACCGCCCGCCGATGAAACGCGGTTACATTGAATTTCTGTGCGGCGGCACGGCAACGCCGGTTGGGTCTATTTTGCGTCCGACAAACAAGACGAACTCACGACGTTTCTTATTCTTCAAGCTCTGTATGCGAGACCGTCGCCCAGCAAATAATTCGTCCCTAGGATTATTTGCGCTTAGGCGGGTGTCAACCGAACCGGGTGCAGGCCATTACGAATTTTTTGACGGTAGCGCTGCAGAGAAGATGTGCGCCAGCTACCACTTCATCGACATATCCATGAAGCTGAAGGACGTCTTGATCCGCATGAACGCGGGTTTGACCAGAGAACAAGGCCAAGAGCGATCAATTCCCTTACGGGTGACGCACAAATCCGAGAAAAACTGTCTAGCCTACGCCGCGATACATGGGCTGCCTCCGACGGCTGACGATGAATTGTGCGGCTTGCTGAAATCGCTAGCAATAATAGAGATTTGTCAAATCTCGGCGATTGTTTGACCATTAAGCACAATCAATTGCGCCCCGACAAACAGGGTTTGCGATGGCCATCACCCGCGAACAAATCTCCGTCGCCTTCTTCGATCTCATCGCGGGCGCGGCGGATTTCACCGCGACCAGCCGGCGCTTTGTGCATTGGGATCAGGTCAACGAAACGCAGATGCCGTTTTTGACCATGCTCAAGACCGGCGAGCAGCGCGGCCGGCAGAGCGAAGGCCTGCCGACGTTGACCGTCAACGCGCATGTGTTCGTGTACCTTTCCGCCGGCATGGATCCGGAGGATGTTCCGGATACCGCCATGAACGCGGTGCTCGACGCCATCGATATGGCGGTGGCGCCGAGCGGCGCCGATGCGCTTAATGGCAACAGACAAACCCTCGGCGGGCTCGTTTCGCACTGCTATCCGTTCGGGCCGGTCTTCATCGACACCGGCGATGTCGACGGCAAGGCCGTCGCCGCGATTCCATTCCAGATTTTGGTCCCGTAGCCCCTCGTGGGGTGGGTTGAGCCAACGGGTCCGGCCCGAAGTGGCCGGTCCGATGACAGGCTCCGCGAAACCCACCGCGCGATCCATGGTGGGTTACGGCGCTTTGCGCCTAACCCACCCTACAAAGGAGATTTCATTCATGACCCAATTCGCGTTCGGCTCCGGCACGCTGATCGGCAAGCGCACCGACGTGACCGGCTTGCCGCCGTGCCTACTTGGCACGTTGCAAGACGTCTCGCTCGATTTCGACCGCAAGATCGAGACCTTGCTCGGCCAATACAATATGGCGGTGGCGGCCGGGGGCGGCGAATTCAAGATCACCGGCAAGGCCAAATTCGCGCGGCTGCAGTCGACGCAGATCAACAATCTGTTTCTCGGCCAGACGCTCACCGCGAACTCGATGCTGGAAATGACGACGGGGGAAACCGATACGGTTGCCTCGGGCGCGGTCACCGTGGCCAATAGCTCGACTTTCGTCGAGGATTACGGCGTGTTCTACGCCTCGAGCGGGACGCAGCTGTCGCCGGTGACTTCCTCGCCGACGCAAGGCCAGTATAGTGTGGCGAGCGGGGTCTATTCGTTCAACTCCGCCGACAACGGCTCGGCAGTGCTGATCTATTACAGCTACACTATTTCCTCGGGCAACAAGATTAGCCTCGCCAACCAGCTCGCCGGCCCGCTGCCGATGTTCGAAATCGCGCTGAAGGAGACGTTCAACTATTACGGCACCGCCAAGGACCTGGTGGTGAAGCTCAACGCCTGCGTCTCGCCGAAACTGTCGCTGCCGTTTTCCAATCAGAAATTCACCGTCGCCGAATTCGACTTCCAGGCGATCGCGGATGCATCGAACAATATCGGCACGATCAGTCTCAGCGAATAGCATCAACGGGCAGTTTGGGCTTCGTCGCGCCGGCGTTTCATTGTGATTGTTCACATAGTTCAACAGTTACATCAGATATCCACCGATACTGTTGAAACATTCGTAAATGAAGCCCTATCGGGGCAACGCCCCGACCCTTCCTGCAACGCGAACGAACAGACGAGAAGGAGCCGTCGCGTGACTATGGAGCATGACGAATCAATCGATCTTGCAACCGCGCGCGTGGTGCGGCTCGCCGGCCATGACTTTCATGTCGCGCCCTTGAGCTTGCGGCAGATTCTCGCCATCGCCGATTATGTGCCGAAGCTCTCCGCCATCGGATCGGAAAACCTCTCCGGCGAACGGCTCGCGCCGCTGGCCGAAGTGCTCTGGCATGGTCTGCGTCGTGCCCATCCGAAATTGACGCGCGACGAGTTCTTCGATTTGCCGATCACGATCGCCGAATTGGTGGCGGCGCTGCCGGTGGTGATCGAGCAAGCCGGCGGCAGAAAGGCGGACGTATCCGCGGGAGAAATTTTGGCGGCGAGCGCTTCGACGCAGTCGACTGGCGCGCGCTCGTCGCCGACCTCGTGATCGAACTACATTGGACGCGCGATCAGGTTCTCGATCAGGTGGACGTACTTTTTCTCGAAGACCTGCACCGCGCCTGGGCGGATGCGCCGCCGCTGCGCAAGACGGTCGCGGTCTATCTCGGTTACAAGCCGCGAGCGAGAGTATCAAAAAACTATCGCGAACTCCTCGCGATGTTTCCGAACGGCAAAATCAGGTAGCTGATCGGTCAGCTACCTGACGCCCTCATAAGGCCGCCCGGCGGCATTCGTGCCAGCCGCCAAATTCGCTCCTGTCCCCATTCCGCTTTGGCTTGACGAAGTGCCGGTCAGCACGCCGCGCTGGTCAAAGTTGAATGTCACGGAACTCGACTGGCTGTCGTAACCAGCGACCAGCGGGCCGATATACGGAATGAAGTTCTGCGGCTGCGAACGCATCGAGGCATAGTTGTAGGCCGCCGTCCGGGTGCCGTTCGAGGCGACGGTCGTTGAAGTCGGCTCGCCAAGCGTGGCCACGACATCCGAATAAGTCGAAGTGCCGACCTTGAATGCTTCCGCTTGTTGTTCGCTCACTTTCACTCCGGACGCGGCGCAACTTGCCAGCAGTCCGGCAATACAAAACGCAAGAGCTTTACGCATTTTTTGCTCCCCCACCAAAGCGTGTATCATAAAATAGAACAACTTACACTTGCAAGCCGCTCGTGAGGGCAATCGGCGATGGCTGACGATAATAATGTCGAGATCCGCTTCGGTGCCGCGACCGACGAGGCGATAGCGGGAATTGCGGATATCCGCGATGCGCTGACAAGCCTGACCGCGCCGGTCAGCGGGCTCAGCGGCAACCTTGGCCGACTGGGCGATACATTCGGGGCCGCTCTGCCGGTCAGCCAATTGTCGCAATGTGCCAAGGCATTCGGCGATATGGGCACGGCGGCCCAACGAAGCGCCGGCCAAGTGAGGGAGATCGAAAGCGAAACGAGGCTTCTCCAGCAAGGGCTCGCGCAGAGAAAAATATTGCTCGACGCCGAAGTGAGCCAGTTTCAGATCACCCAGGATCAGAAATATGCGCTGCTCCAAGCCGAGACACAAAAGGAGTTCGACGCGCAGCTTGTGCTTCTGCAAAACGGGTTGATGATCGGCAACCTGACTGTGCGGCAGCAGCAAGGAATTTCGGACAGAATCCTGGCGCTCGAAGCGAAACACCAGACCGATATGCTGCGCCTCGACGAACAGGCGATCGCCGCGCAGCAAGCAATGTGGAACAGCTATCTTTCGACGGTGACCGGCGCATTCAATTCGCAGCTCCGCGGACTCTTGGAGGGAACTACCACTTGGCACAAAGCAATGGTCAAAATGCTCGAAGATCTGACGATCAAATTTATCGAGATGGTCGAGCAGATGGTGGTGAAGTGGGCGGCAGCAGAGCTGGCGCAGACCACTGCGACAACGACCGGCGCGGCGACGCGCGCCGCGGCTGAACAGACAGCATCGAACGCCGGCATTCTCATGAATGCCGGTAATGCCGTGCGGGCGATCATGACCGATGCCGCGCAGGCATTTGCCGGGGTCTTCGCCTTTTTGGCGCCAATCATGGGACCCGCAGCGGCAGGTCCGGCGGCGGCAGCGCAAGCCTCAGTGTCGGCTGCGGCGATCTTCGACCTCGGCACCGATTACGTCGTGCGCGGCGGTCTCGCGCTCATCCATCCGGGCGAAACGATCATTCCGGCGGCGCGGGGATCGGGCCCCTATACCGGTACGTCGATGGGAGCGCAGATCCATGCGCCGGTGAGCATCAATGTGTCGGCGCTCGATTCGCAAAGCGTGGCGCGTTTCTTCAACGACAATTCGCGGCACATGTTGCGCGCCATCAACGCCGCCGTAAAACGCGGCGCGCATCTCGGAATTCGCGCAACGAATCCGTAAGCCGTCATTGCGGCCGAGCCGCCACCCGCCGTCGCTCGCTGGGCGAGCTACGGCGAGTTTGACTCCGCCGAAGCGCAGAGCGCGAAGGCGGGGAGTGCCGGAATCCATAACCACCGTTGGTGAATATGGATTCCGAGTTCGCCCCCTCGGTGCGCCTCGGGTTGACTGGAACGAACGAAATCATGTCCTACATCAACGGCGTCAATCTCCTGCCGGCGACCGGCGAGTGGACTTACGATAGCGTGCCACATCAAGGTCGGCGTTCCGGTGCGACCGGCTTTACGCAACTCAATCTCAATTACAATCCGAGCGGGACCAAGACCGACTGCGATTATTCTCTCGATCAGCTGCAGGCGCAATTTCCAGGCTGCGAAACCGTCGCTATTGTCGTCGCTTGGTTCGGCAGTTCGACCGACGCCGCGTCGTGCGAAATCTATCCCTCGACCACGTTCATCGGCGGGGCGTTTGAAAAATATGTCGGCGGTACGTGGGTTGCCGACAACTGGCAAGTCTCGTCACTCAGTCAAACCTCGTCCGGCCTCCTGCCTATTCTAACGAGCGGCGGATCGGCGATCTATGGCGGCACACCGGCGGATCAGTCGGTCGTGCGCTGCATCCAAGATCTGAGAACGCGCGGCTTCCGGGTCGTGTTCTATCCGTTTTTGCTGATGGCGAGTTCGGGTCTGCCCTGGCGCGGCACCATCACCTTTGCACCGGACGTTTCCACAGCGGCGACAAATGCGGTCGACGCGTTTCTCGGCACGGCCGCCACATCACAGTTCACTCGTGATGCTACGAACCTTACCGTCGCCTATTCGGGTTCGCCGACCGATTACACCTATCGGCGAATGATCCTGCACTATGCGAACCTGGTCGTGCTTGCCGGCGGCGTCGATTTATTTCTGCTCGGCTCGGAGCTCCGCGGACTGGAGACCATCCGCGGCCCGGGTTGGACGCAAGCCGGCACCACCGGCACTGATGGCCGGGTGACCTGGGATTATCCGTTCGTCAATGGGCTCATCCAATTGTCGGACGACGTGCGAAGCGTTTTTGACGCAGCCGCGCTGACAAAAGATGCCACAGGACTGCACAATCTGATCAGTTATTCGGCCGATTGGTCGGACTGGATGGGATTTCAACACCCGGGCGAAAACGGGCAGTGGCCGCACCTCGATCAGCTTTATGGGCACGACAATATCGATCTTGTTTGCTTCGACAACTATCTGCCGCTCACCGACTGGACGACAGGAGACGGCGGCCTCGACGCCCGGTATTGGCTCGAACCGGCGCCGGCTGGTCCCTGGCCACCGACATCGGCGACGTTCAACGGGCTCGGTTTGAGCGGTCAGCCGACGATTTACGCGACCGCCTATCTGAAGGCCAACATCGAGGGCGGCGAATATTTCAATTGGTTCTATAACGACGGCGACAATCTCGGCATCGGCCTCGATCCCAATGGCACCGATCTACGTGTGTCGTTGCCGCAGGGCGATCGGCTGTCGCAGTCGCGCAACGCTTATTCTTCCAATCAGCAGATACTCGCGCCGAAGCAGCTGCGATGGTGGTGGAACAATGGCCACCAGGCCGTCTATGACGATGGTGACGGGAGCGGTTGGCGGCCGCATGGTCCTTTCACCGAGTGGACCGCGCAATCGAAGTCGATCACGTTCATCGAATATGGTTTTGCGTCGTGCGACCGATCGACCAACCAACCGAACGTCTTTTTCGATCCGGCAAGCAGCGAAAGCAGCACGGCATTCTGGTCGATCTGGGATCCTAGCGCGAGCGTCGCCGGTGGCTACGCACCGCGATGCGACGATGTCCTGCCGACGCTCGCGCTGCAGGCGGTCTATGAATATTGGGTGACCGACGGCAACAATGCGACGTCGGCAAGCGGCGTGCCGATGGTGCAGGCCGCCTTCATGTCGGCTTGGAACTGGGACGCGCGGCCGTTTCCGACTTTTCCGACCCTGGCGGAGATTTGGGGCGATACGGCGCTTTGGCCGGCCGGATTTTGGATCAACGGTAAGGGGCCGTTTCTCGCGCCGCTTACTCCCGACCAGCCACCCTCGCTTGGGCCTTACCCGGTCTTTCCGTCGGTCCCGACGCTGGGCTGGTCGATGCAGATTTCGCCCCGCTTTTCGACCGGATCGGCGATGCACGTTTCCGGCCGCGAAGTGCGCGCCGCCCAAGCGTCGGCGCCGCTGTGGCAAGTCGAACTGAATTTCGACCTGCTACGCATGGTGTCGCCGAATACCGAGCTGCAGGAAATTCTCGGTTTTTTCGAGCAGTGCACGGGCGAGGGTGCATCGTTTTATTTCGAGCCTCCGACGCTTTCGCCGGTGACGGCGCAGCCGATCGGCACCGGTGACGGCTCGACGACGACATTTCCATTCATCGTCTCGATCGGCGGCTACCAATTTTCGCCGGCCGGTGTCGGCACGGTATCAGCGCTCTATTTCGACGGCGTTGTGCAGAGTGGCGGCTACACGGTCGATAATGTCCCGCTGGCGTCAACCGTGATCTTTGCCACGCCGCCGGGCGCCGCCGTCGCCGTAACTGCGGATTTCGACTGGTACTTTCTGTGCCGCTTCGAAGACGACGATCTCGATCTCGAGGAGTTCATGGCCAACCTCTACGCGCTGCAATCACTGCAACTCAAATCGGTGCGGTCATGACGACGCCGTCAGCGCTCCCAAGTCTGGCCGGTCTGGCATGGTCGCGACATAAGAAGCCGGGTTTCTCGACGCGCGTTGCCTCGCACGTCTCAGGTCGCGAAGTGCGCGTTTCATTGATGAGTTATCCGCTCTATGAGTTCGAGGCGGTCTACAATGGTCTGGCCTCGTCTTCGACTGCCGCCTTTGCCAGTCTCGGTGCTTCGAGCCTGCAGAGCCTTATGGGTTTCTTTTTGCAGTTGCTCGGCCAAGCCGGCGTATTTCTCTATACCGATCCGGATGACAATTCGGTCGCCGGCCAGAATATCGGCTTAGGTGACGGGACGACGCAATCGTTCGTCATGGGCCGCACGCTCGGCGGCTTCAATGAGCCGGTGTCCTGGGTCACCGGAATCACGAACGTCTATTTGAACGGCGTCGCGCAATCGAGCGCCAGCTACGTTTTTACCGCGCCGAATTCAGTTGGCTTCTATATCGCGCCCGGCGCCGGCGTCGCCATCACGGCGGATTTCACCTACGCGTTCCAGTGCCGCTTCCTCGACGATCAGATGGACTTTGAGGAATTCATGTCGAGCTTGTGGAAGCTCGGCAGCATGAAGTTCCGCAGCATCAAGACAAACACGGTTGTGGCTGCGGCGCCCGTAAAATATGTCGCCTTTCTCACGTCGGGAACGAGCTGGACGGTTCCGAGCAACCTCGCGATCGCTCTATCGGTCGAGGCGATCGGCGGCGGTGGCGGTGGTGCCGGCGGCGACGACTCGCATGGTATCGGCCAACCCGGTTCCGGCGCGGCCTATTCAAGAATCGCAAACGTTTCGCTGACGCCTGGAGCCACGCTCTATTACAACATCGGCGCTGGTGGCGCTGGAGGATCGGCGACCGGTCCGACGAGCGGCACCAACGGCAGCGACACCTGGATGAACGTGACCGGCATCAACTCTGCGCCGACGAGTACTGCGCAGGGCGTTCTCGCAAAGGCCGGCTTGGGAGGCGCAACGCTCACCGGAACGTCCTTGGCCGGAGGCGCGGCGGCTTCGTGCATCGGCACCGCGGCTTACTCGGGCGGCGCGACCGGAACCGGAAACCCTGGCGGCTGGGCGGGCGGCGGCGGTGGCGGCGCCGCCGGTCCGAATGGTCCTGGCGCGGCAGGCGGTAACGGCACAAGCGGC